TATGAACGCTTGGTTAGATTTATTGATGAACCAGAAAAAAATTATATCGAGCAGTATGATGGGACGAAAGAGTTTTTCTATTACAACAAAGAGAACCCTGAGAAAGTTATTGAGTTTATCGAGACTTTCTGTAAACACGTAAAAGGACCTTTGACGGGACAGTTTATAAAATTGGAATTATGGCAAAAAGCGATGATTTCAGGACTCTATGGCTTTGTAGGAAAAGAGAACGATTTTAGGAAATATAAAAGATTACATTTATATATTGGACGAAAAAATGGTAAAACTTTATTTGCTGCGTGTATCATTATATATGAATTATTAATGGGTGGAGAATTAGGAGCCGAGTGTTATTCTGCCGCCACAAAACGTGACCAAGCAAAAATTGCTTGGGACATGGCGAAATTGATTATCAGGACAAATCCAGTTTTATCAAGTCGGTTCCGTGTAACGGTTAATGGAATTTATACCTTACCTTATTCCGATTCTTTCTTTCAACCGATATCTAAAGAAAGCAAAAAGTTAGATGGATTAAGTGCTCAAGTTTCACATATCGATGAATTACATGCAATCACGGATAATAACATTATAGATGTAATGTGGGATTCTACCAAATCAAGACCGCAGCCAATTGAAATAATTACCACCACAATGGGCACCGAAAGACAAAGTACTTTTGATGATATTTATAATTACGATAGCAAAGTAGTGGATGGGGTGTGGGCCGATGATAGGTTATTAGTTTTATGCTATGAACTTGACGATGTAAACGAATGGGAAAACATTAAAAATGCATTCAAAGCAAATCCCAATTTAGGCATTAGTCAATCAATAAATTCTTTATATGAAGAAATCGAAAAAGCAAAAACGGATAAAACAAAACTAATTAATTTATTATCAAAAACTTTTAATATTCGTCAAAATCATAGACATTCTTGGTTATCATTTGATGAGTTTAATAATGACTCGGTTTATGATTTATCAGAAATAGAAGATAAAATATGTATTGGTGGCTTTGATTTATCAAGAACAAGTGATATGACAGCATTTACTACTTTATTATTTGATAAGAAAAATCATAAAATTATCGCCGAAACGATGTATTGGGTCACGCAGAAATATGTAGACACAGAAAAAAAAGTTCCGTTTGATAGGTGGATTGAGCAGGGGTATGTTAGAATAAGCGGTGAGGAATTAATTAATTATCACGATATCACAGAATATGTCGTTGATAAAGTCAGCCAAGGATATACCTATCAGTTTATAAATTACGATAGATGGTCTGCAGCGTATCTTATAAATGAATTAGAGTCTGTAGGGTTTGCGAAAAAATATTGCCTAATTCCCACAGCGCAAGGGGCACAGACTTTATCAGTCCCAATGCAAGAGGTTGGGGCAGACCTAAAAACTAAAACCTTGATTTATCAAAACAATCCAGTGACAAAATGGTGCTTGTCAAATGTCGAGGTTCAAAAAGACAGGAACGGTAATTACATGCCTATCAAAGGACGTGAGTCACAGAAAATTGATGGGGCTGCAACGATATTAAATGGATATGTATCATACGTGGAAAACGCTAATTTTTTCTGGGAGGAGGAATAAATATATGAGTATTTTTACAAATTTATTTGGAAAGAAAAAGGATGAAAAAGTTAAAGTTACACAATCGAAATTAGTTAATTTATTTACTCCTTATTTCAGTTCAACAGTGGACCCGAAAGCAAATGAGACATTCATGGCAGGCGTCGACACACATGCTTTACATTTGAGTAAGATTAAACCGACAGTTTATTTTAAAGGAAAAAAAGACAAAGAGTACATGAACAAGATTTTAACTTTAAAACCAAATCCAGTAATGGAAGCAGGTGCGTTTTGGGAAAAAGTAGCACGGTTATATTGGACGGAATTAAATGTGTTTATTTATATCGATTGGGATTTATTTAACCAAAACGAACCTTTAAAGAGTCTATGGATAATTGATACCGAAAATGTAGAAACAAGTATAGATAAGAGTACAGGAGAATTCTATTTAAGATTTTATATTCAAGGTAAAGTTATAACCACAGGATTAGATAATATTATTCATATTGCTCGGAATGTTGGCGATACGGAAATATTCGGTGAAAAAAATAATGCTATAAATACCGTTTTAAGAGTTATTAATACAAATAACGACGGAATAGAAAACGCAATAAAAACGAGTGCATTTTTAAGGTTTGTGATTAATAGCACAACCTCGTTGACGGATAAGCAAAGAGAGAAAAAAGCACAGAATTTTGCAGATTCTTATTTAAAAGTTGGAGGCACAGGCGTTGCCTATATGGATGCCTCATCTCAACTAACTCAAATAAAATCGGATGCGAAATATTCCAACGCGGACGAGATGAAATTTTTTGAAAATAAAATATATAATTTCTTGCATATCTCAGAAAACATTATTAAAGGAGATTTTTCAGAAAATCAATGGCAATCTTATTACGAGACGAATATCGAAACATTTGCCAATAAACTATGTAATGAATTAAATTTTAAGTTATTTACAAAACGTCAATATGATGTAGGAAATAGAGTTCAAATATCAACAAGTGATTTACAAGTTGTTAGTATCGCGTCAAAAATTAATTTGGTGGACAAAACAAAAGAAATTGGGTTGTACACTATTAATGAATTTAGAGAATTATTTAATTTACCACCTGTTGAAAACGGCGAAGAAAGAATGGTATCATTAAATTATATTAATTCTTCAATCGCTAATGAATATCAACAAAGTAAATTGAAGAATGAAGGAGGAAAAAAAGATGAAAAATAAACGTTTAAATGATATTAAGAAAAATCCAAAAGAAACAAGAGTAGCAATGGATGTATCGTTCAGAAAAGATGGCGAAGATGAGATAATGGTCATTGAAGGGTATTTTTAAAATTCAATCAAAGAACATTGATTGGGTCAAAAGATTATGGTTTTGAAGAAGTTATTCTAGACACAGCCTTGAATGACACAGACATGAGAAAAGTGCCGTTGAAATATAATCATAATGATGGTTATTTAGCATTAGCATCGACCAAGAACGGAAGTTTAAATTTGGAAGTTGATTCCGTCGGTTTAAAAGGTCGAGCAGAATTATTGAACATTCAATCTCACAATGATATTTATAAATGGTGGAAAGTGGTTTAATCTCAGAATGCAGTTTTGCCTTCACCTTAGATTCCGACAATGGGTCGGATTGGGATTTTGAAAAAGACACACCATTAAGAACGACAATTAAAAAATAGACAGGTTGTATGATGTAAGTATTGTGGATTTAGGAGCCTATCCGGACACAGAAATTTATGCTCGTTCTTTTGAAAAGTTAGAGAACATTCAGAAGACATTAGAGGATGCAGAGGATAAAAAGAATGTGCTGGTCAGGCGTTTAAATATAAAAATAAAAATAGGAGGAAACTTAGAATGAAAAGATTAGTAGAAATTCTAGAAAGAATGAAAGCAATTCAGGTGGAAATGAAATCGGCAGATAAAGAAAATCTTGAAACATTGGAAGCAGAAGTAGATAACTTAATCGTCGAGAAAAAAGCACTTGAAGAAAGACAGAATAAAATTAATTCTAAATTTGAAGAAGGACAAAAAATTAATGTAATCGGACCTGAAGGCGACGGTGAAAAAACATTACGAAAAGAAAACACCTATGAGAGTTTAGAATATCGTGAAGCATTCAAGGATTATGTGCTCACGGGAGAAAAAGAAGCGTTGAAACGTGCAGATGCGACCACCGTTACATCAGATGTCGGTTCAGTAGTTCCCACAACTATTCTGAATAAAATAGTTGAAGAAATGAAAGATTATGGAGATATTTATCCATTGATTACCAAAACGAATTATCCTGGTGGATTGGATATTCCTACCTCGTCAGCCAAGCCAACAGCAAGTTGGATTGCGAAGGTTCAGTAGCGGACAAGCAGAAGAAAGCAACTTCAAAAATCAGTTTCAATTATTACAAATTACAAATTGTGGTGGCTATTAGTTTAATGGCAGACACAGTTTCATTGCCGGTATTTGAGCAAACAGTCTCAGATAATATCGCGGAAGCAATGGTTGTAGCAATCGAAGAAGCAGTTTTGAACGGAACAGGTTCCGGACAACCTTTGGGCATTACCGCCGATACAGGTATTCCAGCAGAGCAAGTTGTTGAATTTGCAGACACCGATGCAGACTATACCGGTTGGTTGACTAAACTTATTGGGAATATTCCAATTGCGTACAGAAAAGCAAAAAAAGCAGAATCGTTATGAACCCAGCAACGTTTGATAACTATATCTGGGGGTTGAAAGATGACCAAGGACAACCAATCGCTAGAACGACTTATGGCGTTGACGGCGAGATTGTGTACCGTTTCTTGGGGTATCCGATTGTGTTAAGAAATGAAATTGCTCCATTGAACGCATCAACCGCAGCAGAAACCGTGGTGGCAGCCTATGTAGATTTCTCGAATTATACATTCAACACAAATCTACAAATTAACCTTCGTCGCTACTTTGATGAAAACACCGATGAGTGGATTCAGAAATCAACGATGATTGCTGATGGAAAATTAGCAGATAAAAATGGCGTTGTATTATTGAAAACAGCAGCAGTATAATAAATTAAATTAAATAAAAGAGGCGAGATAAATGGAAAAGATTTTAACAATTCAAGAAATGAGAACAGCATTGTATTTAGATTTTGATTATGATGTGAATGAACTTGAGAGGTTATCCATCCTCGCCTCCTATTATTTAAAAACCAAGACAGGATTTGACTGGACGTCCGAAGTAGAGATTGAACCCTTAGCAAAGCAAGCGGCAATATTATATGTGAGAATGCAGTTTTTTGAAAATAATAACTATAAAAAAGAATATGATTTCTCAATTGGGATGAACAGTTTACTCATCGATTTGCAAACAATTGCACAAGAGAAAACGGTGATTTAGAATGCTGAGAAAATTTAGTTATCCAAATAAAAACAGAAAGATTCTTATATTCAAAGAAATAGAAACGAAAACTGGTGTTATTAAACAATACATACATCCAGAAGGAACGTCTATTAAAGCCTATGTTAGGCAATTAAGCGGTAACGAGCAAAACTCACTAGAAGGCGTTCAAAACGCTTCAGTTATTGAATTTGTGATTAATCAAAGAAAAGTGGAATGGATATGTTCATCGAATTTCAAGATAAAGTATACGGAATTAACGGCGACGATGATGGCGAGTTTTATAACACGGAAATAAAATTAAGAGGCTACCCTGTAAACAAAAAGACATATACTGAGATTAGGTGGTCATAATGAAATTGATTAAGGCGTTACAAGAAATAACCACAAGTGTTGAAAATGCGTTTCTAACGGCAGGAATGATAGATGGGTTATCATTAGGCGAGGAAGATATAAAAAACGCCACAGAGCCGATATTTTGGTTTGTATACGTTAAATCGTCAATTGCAAGCGAGAAACAATACTACATTGTTTGGAATTATCAATTAATCAATTCAGAATATGGCGATGGAGAAAAATTAATGTTCCCGTTTGAGGTAGCAATTACTTTCTATTCGCGGAACAAAATGGTGGATATTTATGTAGAGAAAATTGAAAATGCGTTTCTTGAGAATCATTATATCTTCGAATTTGGGTCAGTTGATTATGATACAAATCGCATGATGTACAGTTATAAATTTGTGGTCAAAGCAATGGTGGGATAGCAATGAGAGGCAGTGGTTCAGGCAGCACGTTTGATTTTGAAAAAGAGATGAGAACGGTAGTTAATAAATTTAAAAAAATTAATTACAATTATACCCAAGATGCCTTGAACGATGTAGGAAAAAGTATGGCAGATAAATTAGCGAGAAGTACTCCACCGACGAGAGGTACAGGGTTATTTGCTAGGAGTTGGAAAGTTAAACGTTACCCGAATGCTGTATTTGTGTATAATGAAAGAGGAGTTGGAGGAATTAATACAGGAATACCCGTTAGTAATTTGGCAGAATATGCCAAGACAGGTCCAGACGCATTTATCGTTCGAACAAGCAAAGAATATCAAAACAAAATGTATAGCAATTTTATTAAAATTATGAAACAAAAATTGAGCAAATAGGAGGAAACAAAAAATGGCAAAGAAAAATTTATTCAAGTTTAATATCAAGAATTTAAAGTTCGCTTTTGAAGGAGATGCACCTGTTGGTCTTGCATATGCAAATAGTCTATCTCTAGAAGTAGATTACGAAGAAACGGTTTTATATGGCGACGGGAAAAAGTTAGCAGTTTTAGCAAATTATAAAGGGAAAACAGGGACAATAGGTGTGACCAACATCGAGGAAGATTATGAGATTGCTTCTGGTCGAGGAATGCACATTGAAGGTGGTTTTGCAGATGTTCAACAATTACAATCGAAGGAACATTCCATCTATTATGAAGTAGAGGGTGTTTTGGACGGCGAAAAAATTACAATTAAGAATTGGTTGTTCGGATGCATTACAGGCAAACCTGGTGAAAGTTACGAACAGACGACTGATAGTCCCACTGTTAATAATTACGAGTATCCTTTAACTGTTTCAGGAACTTATTTACAAGACGTTGATGGGACAGCAGATTATGTAGATGATAAAGGCAACACATTGAAAGTTTTTAAACTTTCAGCCTATCCAGATGATACTGATTATGCAACATTTGGTGAAACCGTTCCAGATGTAAACGCAGTGTTATAAAATAAACAAAAAGAAAGAGGAAAAAAATGATAATTAAAGTCCCGACAATAAGCAGAAAAGAAATTGATGAAAAAATAGTGACAGAAAGAAAAATGATGAGTTTAGAAATAGATACCTCATTCAAGGCTCATTTAAAATGGGAACAGTATTTTCAAGAAAAAGAGGGGTGCGACTTGACTGAATATTCACAGAAAGTCGCAAAATGGTCCGAGGAAACATCAACAGGGAAAAAACATTTCTTAGGCCTATTGAAATTCTTATACTGTTATGTTAATTCTAAAGAACTCCCAACGTTTTCTGATTTTTGCGGACTTTTTGATTATGAAGTGGCGGAAGAAATATTGGACGAGATTTCAAAAGTAATAAATGAAATCGGAAGTCCTGCCTCAAAAAACTAAATGAGCGGTCTGCATCTTTGTCTAAATTAGCAAGTAAATTGCCAGGAAACGAAAATGTAGATAAGGGTGGGCCGCCTTTTGTTTTAGGTTTAATCAAGAAGTGCCAAAAGTATGAGATTGATTATCAAGTTATGTGTGATTTAAATTTTGATGATTTATTGGCGTTAGTGACGGAATATGACATACAGAGTATTAAAGAATATTTCAAATCAAAGCAAAAAGAAGCAAATGAAAAAAGAGGCATAAACGTTACGAAAGCAAGCAACGATGACATAATGAAAATGCACAAGAAATAGGGGGTGAGTTTCATGGCAGTTATGGGTTTAAGCATTCCAATCAGTGCCGACACGAAGAGTTTCAATAAGGGCATGAAAAAAATGGATAGGAATGTGAGGGCGACGAGTAAGAATGTTCGTGAACTTTCCAAATCTTTAAAGATAGAATGGAATAACGATAGTTTTTTAGAGGCACAAAAAAATGCAAAAATTGCTATAGGACAAACCGAAGAAAAAGCCAAAACATTAAGAAAACGATTAGAATATTTAGACGAGGTAGGAACAGATAAGAGTTCCGCTGAATATAAGAAATTGCAATCCGAAATTGTAAAGACAGATAGCAAAGCGGTTTTATTAAGGAAAAAATTAGAAAAAATTAATGCGTTGAAATTTGACCGCATATCAAAAAAATTAAAAAAGTAGGAAGCAATTTATCTTCAATGGGTCAGAAAATGACTCGAAACGTTACTATGCCTATTTTGGCGATGGGTGCAGCCGCTACAAAAATGGCGGTAGATTTAGATACAGGATTAAGAAAAGTATCGACGTTATTTGGTGAGGTGAATGTAGATACTGAAAACCTGAAAAAACAAGTTCAAGATTTATCGGTTGAAGCAGGCATAGCCGCAACGGAATTAAGCGAAGGCCTATATCAAGCCTTATCAGCCGGCGTCGTTGTCACTGAAGACATGACGGAAGCAATGGAGTTTCTAAAAATAGCCACAGATTTATCCATAGGTGGATTTACAACCACCGCAAAAGCAGTAGACGCAATGACTACGGTGATGAATTCTTACGGAATGGAAGTAAGCGAAGCCGCTCGTATAGGTGATATGTTCATTGCGACACAAAATAAAGGTAAGACTACCGTCGATAAATTAGCCAGTAGTATGTCGAAAGTAATTCCAACCGCCGTTGCTTTAGGAGTAGAATTTGAAGGTGTAATGGCATCATTGGCAGGATTAACAGCAAAAGGTTTTTCTACTGCAGAGGCAGCAACATCACTTAAGCAAGTCTTTGCTCAATTAGCAAAGTCCTCAACGAAAGCGAGCACAGTATTGCGTGAGCAAACAGGTAAATCTTTTAAAAAATTATCAGAAGAAGGAACAGGTTTAGGAGAAATATTTAAAGAATTAGTTAAAGGGGCAGAAGAAAGCGATAAGGCGATGGTTGATGTGTTTGGGAGTATGGAGGCTTTCAATGCATTTTCTACGATGGCAGCACGCGGAGGTGAAGGATTTAAAATAGCATTAGATGCAATAATTAATAGCTCCGGAGCAACCTCAAAAGCAGTAGAGGATATGACAGGGCCAGCACGTCGATTTAAAATGGCGTTTCAAAACCTGGCTGTTGCCCTCCAAGGTTTAGGAAATATTTTCACGCCTGTATTGGTCAAAATGGCAGGTAAAATCTCCGCCTTAGTTACTAAATTTAATGAACTAGATAAGTCAACGAAAGGGACGGTTGTAAAAATATTAGCCATCGCAGCAGCAATAGGACCTTTGTTATTCATCGTTGGAAAATTGACATCTGGCGTAGGAGCACTTATTGCTATAATTCCAAAACTTAAAGGGGCTTTAAACTCGTTAGGCGGTCATCCGATTATATTAACTATTATGATTGTCGTTGGTTTGCTGGCATATTTATATAAAACAAATGAAGACTTTAAAAAAAGCGTCGATGGGTTAGTTAAACAATTAGGGTCCGCATTAATGCCGATAGTTAATAGTGTTATCTCAATTTTTAAAACCTTGATGAAAATTATAATGCCAATCATTGGATTGATAGGTGACATGTTAGTCCCAGTGTTCCAATTATTAGGAGCGATATTAATGCCTTTATTGAAACTTATTCTTATGCCTAT